AATCTGTTTCTTAGTCTTTGTACAAACTTTGTAAATTTAAGTTCGTCTCTACTTACTTCAGTTGAACGACCAAGTTGTAAACCACCAGACGCTTCACTATCAAGTCTGCTGTATGGCACATTCAACGATTGAAACAATTTCTTTTGGAAATACTTAATATCATCTATCTCACCTAGATTTGAACCACCAGGTAATGTAGTGATCTCTGTTCCTCTACCACCTTCTCGTCTTGGTAGCCAGAAGTCTTCCAACATAGACATATATTGTCTATCATCTCTTATTTCACCTGTACTTGCGTCATATACAAGTTTGTTTCGATATCTATTCATTACATCTTTGAGGTATTGTTCTGCTTTTACTTTTGGTAAATTACCTACATCAATGTAAAATATTCTTCTTTCAGGTGCTCTTGATATACGATAGATAACAACACTATCTTCAATCATTCGCAGCTGATTAACTGGTTTGATTGCCTTATGTAGATAAGACAATACTAAATTCTTTTGTTGATCTACAAGACCACTTGGACAATATGCAATCGCATCTTTTGTAATTTTAAGACCTGATGTTGCACTTGCGCCAGGTTGTACACCTTTTTCATTATAGATAAAAAACTCATCAAATTCAACGACTTGAGGTTTTTTTGGATCTTTTGGTGCGAACTCTTGACCTGGTTTTTGTTTTGGTGCTCTTACTTTTTTAATTTTTCTTGGGTCAATATAACGCAGCTCTGTTATTCCTGCTTTTGTATTTTTTGGATCAATAAGTTTGTGATAAACTATTCTACCATCAACATACCATCTACGAAAGATGTCATGACCTTTTTGTTCAAATTCCAATAATGAAACAATATTTTTAAACTCGTCTGAAATTCTTTTCTTTAGTGTTGATGAAAATGGAACTTTATTCATGTTGAGACGAATAACTTCTTGGTTATCATCTACTACAATTGATTCATTAATAATATCTTCAATTGCTTGATCACACTCTGGGTGCATAGCAATTTCTCTGTATCTACGAATTAAATCTGATTCGTTATTTACTTTTCCTTCGATATCAAGATAAGTTCCAAAGTGTCCTCCACCCATGATAGTCTGTGTGCCGTCATCTGCTGTAGGTGCGGTAAACTGTTGACTGTTAGGTTTGAGGTCTTTCCTCTTGATTTCGAAACCAAATATTTCTGCCACTACTATTTCTCCTTATACTATATTTAGGGCGCCTCGAAAGACGCCCTTTTTCAACATTATGTTGTAGTGTTTGATTCCCAGTATTGGTATCTCCAAGTACATTCAAATGTTTCTAGAGTTGTTGCCTGCTCATATGATAGATCAACCTGACCTATAGTAGTTGGAAACAGTCCTCTGAAAGTGTAAGACTTGATTGTATTACCGTTTCTATCTAAGTGATCGACAAATGCGTCCACTTGATAATCAACAGGATTTACAAGTCCTTCGTTATCTGAATGGTTGTTTATACCATTTGACCATCTTTCAATAGCATTTCTGATTAGAAAATCAGTATCGTTGATGATAGTTGTAGTCCAAGTTTGAAATGTTCTATCACCTGCCATGTAGATTGGTCTACCACGGAAGTTTACAGTTAATTCACCAATTTCACTTGATGGTAAGTTAGTTGCTTGACATAAAAATGCCATGCTCTCTGTCTCACCACCTACTTGTGCAAAACCAGGGAAAGGCATAGTGACTTTAAACTGATTGTTTCTAGCACCTCCGCCTTTAAGTTTAGAGATAAAATCTGTTACATTAGCCATTTTCTACCTCCTATGCCCCAGCCACTTCACTAAATGCCACACCACTTCTGGTTGCCACAAAGTTTAGTTTGATGAAGTTGATTGAACGATTTGGTTTGATAAAGATATCTGCAACAAATTCGTTTCTATCAATTACTTCCGCTGTGTTATTTGTTTCATCACAGACTACTGAGAAGTCTGTAAGTCCCCTTCTACCTTGAATATCTCTTAGGAAAGGTTCTACAAGATTTCTAAATTGTGCTCTAGTGAACTCATCATTGAACTCAAAGAGTTGAAATTTAGCAGCTGTAGAAACTGCTTTCTCTAAAGTGATAAACAATCTTCTAACATTAATTCTGTTAAATGCAGAAGGTTTGCTTAATGCTGTTTTATCGCCGAATAATACAGTACCTTGACCAGGGAATGTTACAACGGGATTCACTCTTGCTTTATAGAGATCATCTCTTTGTGTCTGGTTAGGGTTAAACGCAAGTTTAACAACACCTCTAATTTGTCCTCTACTGAAACCAGCAGGTGAGAAATGAGGATCTGCTACTGTATCTGTTCTTGCACATAGACCAGCGATGTCGCCATTTAATGGAACAAATCTATATACATCATTATATTTGTCGTACATATACTTGTAACCACTATCAATAACGGCATATGATGAACTTGCAAGTCCATCAGCAAAAGCTTTAACATTTGCTGTTGCAGCGATAGGATCTGATACATTTACTACATCTGCTCTTGCAGGTGAGATAAATGCTACAACATCTTTTCTTTGTTCAGCAATGTCTATAAGTTTTTCTGCTTTTGTGTCGCCTGTAGCGTCTGAGTTGGTCTGTGAAGGACCAGCGATTAAGAAGTTAATATCGACTGATTCGCTGTCTTGGAACTTCTCATATGCAGTTGCTAATTCACCATTAGTAGGAACATTATCGTCTGTACCACCACTTAATGAACTTGAAAAGACATTAAATGCATTTGTTGAACTGTTATCAAAAGTAGTACCAGTTTTTGTGTTACCAGCAGTTGATAAAGTTGTTTCGTGATCCATCCAATAAACATACTCACTATTTCTGTAAATTACATCTACATAGAAGTTTGAGTTACCTTGTGCGTCTTTGGCGTCTGAAGCTTGAGACATTCCTTCAAATGTTTCAAGTATAGTTCCAGCAGTACCTGTGATACCACCGTCTTCGTCAACAACAGCGACATGTAATTCGTCATTTGATCCACCAGCATTTGATACATCATCAGTAGTTGTTGGCGCACCATCAAAATTGAAATAATATTCCCAATATCTTTTGATGTGTGCATTATCAGCTACAGCGTGTCTTAGACCGCCTGTTTGTGTTGTACCAGTCGCAGGATCAAATCTCGCAATGGTTAATAAGTGTGTTGAGATTGCTGTTACTTTATAGTAATGACCTGAAGGTGCAGCAGTAAAGTTACCACTGATATCACCAAACTCTAGTATGTCACCCACTTGTACCTCTGTACCGTCATCAATTGTGATAGTTGTATCGCCAATAGCCGCAGTAGCGTCATTGACTAAATTATCATTTGCGATAGACGAAGCAAAAGCAGTTGTGTTTGTACACATAGAGACTTTTAGGTTATTACCTTTTGTACCAGCTTCTCGAGCAGCCCAGTTGCCAACGGCAGCTTGACCACTTCCATAGTTGTCTAAGTAATGAGTTGTATTCTTAATCTGTAATCCTGTGCCATCATCTGTAGCATTTAGATTGCCAGTAGTTGCTCTCACCACTCTTAAGGCATTTCCGTACTGTAAAAAGTTGGTTGCACTAAAAAAGTATTCGAATGTGTTGGCATCTGGTTTACCAAATCTTTCAACATATTCGTTTTCACTTGAAACCGTTACGATTTCGTCCATCGGCCCTTTCTCACTAACAACCGCTATCGCACCAATTGAAGTTGATACGGCAGGGATTACATTAGTCAGATCCTTTTCAGTCACTAGAACGCCTGGTGATACTAAAAAAGCCATTTGTTTTTCTCCTTAGATTTATAGGTTTAATTAATTAAATCTTACTGAAACTATTTATAAATATCAAGTTTTACCAACCTCGTTTGACTTTAACGGGTGACCATGTTGTGCCATAAGGATCTTTGAAAGTCTCTGGTTCTTGTAGTCCATCATCTATAAACCCAAATGGTGCCATATCTTGTTCTAACATATTTTGTTGTTCATCTACAAGTCTAGCACGAATATCTTGATCTGTCAATTCTTTAAAATATGTCTGATTAGATAACCACGCAAACATAACTAAACATGTAACCAAATCATCACTAGAACCTTCTTCAGCCTCATATTTTTCTTTACCTTTGAGAATATATGTCGATAATTCTGCGATTATATCAAAGTCTTGTATAATAAGTTTATCGTGTTCTATTAATGCTTTGAGATTAGAACAACCAATCTTTTTTGTTGCTTTTGTTGTTCGTAATCCTAATTGTGATTGTCTACCACTAAAACCTGTACCTGCGATTTGTCCAGAACGACCTCGTTGATTAACCATAATCAAATTATCATACTCTAAATCATATTGCATTGTATCTGCAACCTGACCACCAATGTCATTTACTTCAATTAATACCTCAGCTTGATTATAACTTGTTGCAACCTTATGAATAACTTGTGGAAATACTAAAGGTTTAATTTCGTTGTTTTTATATTTTGCTACAATTTTATATGGTATGCTTGTTGCATCTGTGACAACAAACGCACTATAATCATTTACGGTACCTCTTGCAACATCAACAGTAATTACATATCTGTGACCTTTTTGTGGCATCTCATAAACATCTAAACCTGCGTTAGATTGTGTTGGTGTTATATGAGACATTGTTCTTAGTTTAGAACTATTAATAAGTGTATCAACACTACCAAGAAACTCACATTCAAACTCTGTTCTAAATTGTTGTTCGCTTGTGTTCTTGATTGTTTCTGCTTTCCATTTTTCATCACGACCAGGAACTTCAGACCAATGCACTTCAATAGGTTTATAACTATTTCGTTCATGAATAGCATCATTCCATAATTTATAGAACATATTCATACCATGTGGTGTAGATACGATCATTACCTTAGATGATTTACCAGAAGATATCGTAGGATAAACTGAACTAAAGAATTGTTCAGCAATATTGTTAGGCACATAAGCAAACTCATCTAGAAAAATAACATTATAAGAACCACCACGAACAGCACTTGATGATGTGGCAGCTGCAAGTATTCGACTACCATTCTCTAATTCTAAACTACCTTTATTCCAATTTATTATACCTTGTTGTAACCACTTAGGTAAATTTTCGTATGCAAGTTGTAGTCTACCCAATAAGTCTCTAGCAATTGCAGCTTTGTTAGCAAGTATAGCTATGTTTACATTAGGATTAAATATGGCATAGTGTAATAGGTATGCAATAATTGTAGTTGATTTACCAGTCTGTCTTGGTAATTTACAAATACTAAAACGATTATTATGAAATGTATCAACCATTTCTTTTTGAAAGTTATATAATTTAAATTGTTGTAATCCGTGATCAAGTGTAACGATCTGAATATAATTTGTAATAAAGTGAATAGGGTTTTCTTGACAGCGTATAAATTCTTCTACTTGCTTTTTAGTAAACTTTACTTTTTGATTGGCTGCCTTAAGATTAGGATTACCTAGATATGTCTTTTCCATTTTTCTTTATCAATTTCTGTAATTCTGCTGTTGACCCAACAAATAAATTATTTTCAACCTTGTTGGGTCCTTTAACTACTTCATCATTTAGTTTTTTCATTTTCTCTTGTAACACCAAAAGTTTCTCTGTCACTTCACCTACATTTTTAATTAGTGTTCCTGCGACTTCATATGCTCGTGGGTGGTCGGTGTCTTTTGCCAATTGCACAATACCATCAATGGCATCTTGACCCCTTTCAACAAGATTGTATAGATTTTCACGACTATATTTGTAATCGCTATCTATATCCTCTTTTTCTTTGGGACGAGGTATAACTGGTTTATTTTCAACGGGCACGACATCTTTTTCTGCAATGTCTAGTATCTCGTTGAGTTTATCCTCAACCTTTTTCATTAGCTATCTTTATCTGTACCAGAAGCAGGATCGTATGTGTCAGCATCTTGGAAGAAAGAATGTTCTTCATTAAATCCAAAGTTATCATCAGCATCTGCTGTTGTTGGATTAGGTGTGACAACCAATCTCTGTTCTCTTTTTGCTTCGTTAACTGCGGTACTGGTATATTGATCAACCTGAACTCTTTTAATAATTTTTTGACTTGTGACAGGTCCATACAAATACATTTTTGCTGTAAAGTTTAATGTGTACATAATAACTCGTCTTTCAGTAAATGCACCATCATAACTATCTTCATATGAAACATCATTTAATACGATAGGTACATCTCTTACTACTTCTAATGTAGGTAAGACATTGAGTGTTATTGTATAATCTGGTTGAAATGTTGGAAGTATTTGTTCGACTACCTGTAAAGCATCTTCACTATTTTTTGCCATTGCAAATAAACTAAATCCAACATTATAAGGTACGGGCATGTAAGATTGTTGTAATGACTTACTATCTGCACCTTTTACTTTTTTAAACTTTTGTATTCTATTTAATTTTCTCGCAGGATCATATTGTAGTGTAGTCATTTCAAAACCTATACGAGGTAATGTTAATGCTGTTGATTTTGGATCAGTAGCACTTCTTGCACTATCTTGATCAATACGAGTTAAAAATTTTTGTTTTGGTCCATATGCTAAAGGTACTTTCATTTTTTGAATTACTTTACCAGTTGAATTTTTACGATAAACATATAAATCGTTAAATAAAGTACCAAATGCAACAACCGTTTTTCTTATCAATTCATGGTATTGTGCGTCTTTAAACATGATATCTCCTAGTTATCTCTTGGGTCACCAAATGGATTTTTTTCTGTGAAATCAAAGATATCATTATTTGGGTTGAAATCATCAATTCCAGCTGCTGTATCAAAAGCAGAATTACTTGCACCATCTGAATCCGTTGTTAAATTATTTGTGACAGCGTCTTCTAGTATTATATATTCAATATAAGTTGGGTCATCTTCGTATAATATATTATCGCCATCTGTTTCATCTACTAAGTATTCACCAGCTTCTGTTAGAACTGCTTCTACATCACCAGCAATATTTTCTGAAAGTAAAGAACCAGATGAAGTAGTTCCACTTTCAAGTGTAATTTGATTTTCTAATAAATCAAGTGTGACTGAATCTAATCTATCGTCAATATCTGACACACCAGTTTCAACACTTTCTGAAGCATAATCCCAAGTAGAACATTTTAATTTAAAGATAGGAAGATCATTGATTTGATACATTGGATCTTCATCTTCAACAAAATCTACTTGGAAGAATTTTTTAAATCGTGACATCCAAATAATGTCACCTTCTCTTGGTCTGTTAATTGAAAGTGTATTGGAACTATTATCGACTAATATTTCAAAAGTTCGTCTAGCAACCACAAGGGTTACTTCGTCTCTCATATCTAAACCAAACTTACCTATCAGATCACCTTGACCTGCAAAACCATTTACATCTTCCACATACATTTCAATAGCATATGCGTCTGTAAATTTGTCTGTGCTGTTACCTAAGACATTATCTCTAGTTATTTCTTCTCTAGGTAAATAGTAAGTATCTTGACCATAGATTTTTAATTGCTCTATGATTAAATCTTCATAAAGATTTTTTTCTGCTTGAGTTCCATGACTGAAATAAGTATTTCTCATGGTTTATCCTACCATATAATGCGGTGGTAATTCGTATGCTAATTGTATTTGTTCCTCAAGTCTGTTAAGTTCTTCTTGTGCTTGTGTATAAATCTGTTCACCATTTAATTGAACACCACCTAACATCGCTACACCTTGAAACTTAGATAAGTTAGTGCCCCATTGTTTTTTAACTAATTGTATGAGATACTTTTTTAAAAAGATATCATCAAACACATCAGAAAAATTTGAACCATCTAATTTACGATAACATTCTATGATTAAAAAATCACCTGCATCAATATCGTTTTGCCAATCCATATCAATGTACAATCTATTTGTGTGTGCGTTAAATCGTACAGGTCTTTCTCCAACAAGTATATGATCTAATAAATCTAAATGTCTAAGTGTCATATCATAATGTATAATACTTGTAGATGAAAAATCATACAAATCATTTAATCGTAATTGATATCTTACATCAAATAAATTTAATGCGGCCTTATCTGTAAAAGGAAATACTTGAACTACGGACATAACATTTGATGGCATAGGTATGTAATTCTTACCTTCTTTGAAACTTGCTGTGACTGTGGAATCTCTACTATCTGTTACAGTAGATAATGTTTCATCGCTTCTTGCTCTAGTAATATCATCAGCTTGTACTTGATATTTAAGATACATTCTTTCAACACCATCATAATGATACTGTGCGAAATATTGCAATGCTTCA